GATTTTTTAATTCAATCAGATCATCTTCATTTGTAGTATTTGATAGTGGTTACAAATATACTTACGACAAATACAATGATGTATTCAGATTTGTACCATTAAACGGAGACATCGCTGGTTTATGTGCTAGAACGGATCTAGTTGCAGACTCACACTTCTCACCTGCTGGTTTCAACAGAGGTGTTGTAAGAGGTGCAGTTAAACTTGCTTTCAATCCTAACAAGACACAAAGAGATGACTTATACAGAGCTAGAATTAACCCAGTGGTTACATTCCCAGGACAAGGTACAATCTTGTTTGGTGATAAAACTGGATTATCTGCTCCTAGTGCGTTTGATAGAATCAATGTTAGAAGACTATTCATTACTTTAGAGAAGGCAATATCAACTGCTTCTAAATTTCAATTGTTCGAGTTCAATGATGAATTTACAAGAGCACAATTTAGAAACATTGTAGAGCCATTCCTAAGAGATGTACAAGGCCGAAGAGGAATCACAGATTTCTTGGTTGTTTGTGACGAAACAAATAACACAGGTCAGGTCATTGATAGAAATGAATTTAGAGCTGACATCTTCATTAAACCTGCTAGATCAATCAACTTTATAACTTTAACTTTCGTTGCGACTAGAACAGGCGTATCGTTTGAAGAAGTGATAGGAGCGTAGAACCATGCCAAATATAAATGACTTTAAAAGTAAGTTAAGAGGCGGTGGAGCTCGTGCCAATCAGTTCAGAGTGACAATGCCTTTTCCAGGATTTGCAAGTGTAGGTGGGGAGACTGAAACAATGTCTTTCTTATGTACATCAACAAGTCTACCAGGAATGACCTTGGGTGAGGTTGCGATACCATTTAGAGGTAGGGAGTTATATGTAGCGGGTGATAGAACATTCGGTACATGGACTACAACTATGCTAAATGATACTGACTTCTTAATTAGAAACGCATACGAAAGATGGTTAAATGGTATTAACAATATGTCTGATAATGAAGGACTTGTTAATCCAGCTGACTATCAAGTTGACGCTTTCGTTGACCAATTAGACCGAAACGGTAACGTGATTAAATCATACACGTTCAGAGGAATGTTCCCAACTACGTTGGATGACATTGGTCTGGACTATGGTACTAACAATGCAGTAGAATCTTTTACTGCTACGCATAGATACCAATACTTTGAAACAAATACAACTACTTAATAGACGACTAAATAATTAAGTAGAATTGAGGATATAATATGGCAGAACTATTTGGGTTTAAGATAGAGCGTCTAGGCGCTAAGTCAACCGATCCAAGACAAAACATAGTACCTCCACAAGCAGAGGACGGAACACAAACCGTCCCTGCTGGTGGGTTCTTTGCGTCTTACGGTGGGTTCGATACAAACGCTAGAAACGAACTAGACTTAATAAGAAGATATAGAGAGGTGGCACTACATCCCGAGTGTGACCTTGCAGTAGAGGATATTGTTTCAGAAGCAATAGTTTCTAATGAAAATCAACAATCAGTACAACTAGATTTAAGTAAAGTAAATTATAGTGATTCAATCAAAAAGAAAATGAGAGAATCATTTGCTGAGGTACTTAAACTATTAAGTTTTGATATTAAAGGACATGACATCTTTAGAAGATGGTATGTTGATGGTAGAGTTTATTATCATAAGATCATAGATAAAGACTCACCAAGATTAGGGATAACAGAATTAAGATACATTGATCCTAGAAAGATTAAGAAGATAAGAGAAGTAAGAAAACAAAGAGTAGATGGCGTGCCAGGCTCTTTCTCTTTCTCTGATAAATTTCAGGAATACTTTATGTTCAATGAAAAGGGAATACATCCTACAGCAGCTTCAAACGTAGGTGGATTAAAGATTGCTACAGACGCAATCGCATATTGCCCTTCTGGTCTTATTGACCAAACACATAATTTAGTTTTATCTTATCTTCACAAAGCAATCAAACCTGTCAATCAGTTAAGAATGATTGAGGACGCTGTTGTAATATACAGAATTGCTAGGGCACCTGAGAGAAGAATATTCTATATTGATGTAGGTAATTTACCTAAGATCAAGGCTGAACAATATCTAAGAGATGTTATGGCTAGATATAGAAATAAACTTGTATATGACGCAAGTACAGGTGAGATAAGAGATGACAGAAACTATATGAGTATGTTAGAAGACTTTTGGTTACCTCGTAGAGAAGGTGGGAGAGGAACTGAAATCACAACTTTACCTGGTGGTCAAAACCTAGGTGAGATACAAGATATAGAATACTTCCAAAGAAAACTATATCGTTCTCTAAACGTGCCGATTAGTAGATTAGAGAGTGGATCAGGATTCAACCTTGGTCGTGCAGCTGAGATTAGTAGAGATGAAGTTAAATTTACTAAATTCGTAGGCAGATTAAGAAAAAAATTCTGTATGTTATTCCACGATTTATTAAAAACACAACTTGTTTTAAAAGGTGTTATTGCTCCTGAAGAATGGGACAATATGCAAAATGATATTACATATACCTACTTACAAGATGGATATTTTGCTGAACTAAAACATAGTGAGATGATGAGAGAAAGAGTTAATCTTGCTAGAGATTTAGATCAATATGTTGGTAAGTATTATAGTCATCAATATGTAAGAACAAAAATCTTAAAACAAAATGAATTAGAACAAAAACAAATTGATAGTGAAATACAGGCTGAACAACCAAAAGAAGAGCCTGAAGAACAACCAAAAGATAATGAAACGGAGATAAAAGATGAGTAAAGAAAGTTTAAAAAATTTCGTTGATAACTTAGATAAAGGCGATAATGCAGAAGCACAAAAAAACTTTAATGACGCAATGGCTAATAAAGTTAGTGCTAATTTAGATGATGTCAAAAATGACGTGGCTAAATCTATGTTTACAGGAGTAAAGGGTGTTGAAGCACCTGAGGCAGATGTCTTCTCTGGACAAAACATAGAAGAACCAGCAGAGGAAACTCCTGCTGAAGAGGTGCCTGCAGATGAACAAGACGCTCAGTAAATTTAAAGAAGAAATAATTACTGACAGCAACGACTACAAGCGAACTAGGCAGTACAATAAGTTAACGCCTAAGATGAAGAAAGCTGTAGATATGGTTTTTAGAGCTGCTGATAAATCAGCAGATGTAATCGCTGACTTTGAGAAGAATGTCAAAGCGGCCTCTAAAATGTATAATGTTAAGGTGAACGATTTAATGAATTACTTTGACAAAGAAACATTAACAATTTTAAGAAGATAAAGGTAAAGGGAATAGCAAATGGCAATATCAAGTAGAACCCTATCAGACACTAAAGGGTTTGCAAAAGTATTAGTGGAATTTACAAATGACAGCGCTACCACAACCGTAATTGACGCTTCTGGATTAGACGCTCATCAAAACAATGGGCAACTAAAAATTAGAGGTCTAAAATTTGCGCTTACAGGTTACGCTACAATATCATTTATAAAAAATGGTGCAACTTCAGAGAAAGCAATATCACTATCAGGTAGTGATGTTTATAACGCAGGTACAATTGTGAATACAGCAGGTGCTGCTAATCACGCAACCGATGGTGATATTTCAATCACTACGGTAAGTGCCAGTGGTTATGTTGTGATAGAGGTTGTAAAAGACAATTTTAATTATAGTTAATAATGTCGTTCACTACTGAAACATTAGCTGATGATAGTAAAAAAGTTATCGTTAAGGCAAGTGGTTTAGGTGGTGAAACAAAGAATACATTATTAGACGCAAGTATATTATCAGGCGCAACGGCGAGTCCTAACTTGTCAATTGCCCACTTGTATTACGAGATACTCGGTTCAGGAAATTTAACTTTTTTCTTTGACGCCGAGACAGATGAACAGGTCGCAACACAATTTAGTGGCCGAGGTAATTACGGTTTGAAGAAAAACGAACCACGAATTAAACAAGAAGACACAGGCATTTCGCTTGTCAACCCGACAGGTGATGTGCTTGTGTCAACTGATAGTACGGTGTCAACATATAATATAGTAGTAGAATTTAGAAAAGAAAAAGGATTTACAAATGGCTGATACAGTTTCAAGCTTAACAATCGCAGATACTTCAGGTGTCAAATTTACAACTAAACTTACAAACTTCTCTGACGGTACTGGAGAAACTTTAGTTAAAAAGATTGACGCTTCTGAATTAACTTTTATGACTGAAGATGGTAATAGAAAAATATCTAAGTTATATTGGTCTATCAATACTTCAGATAGTAAATCAGCAGTAGAACTAATATGGGATGGCGAAACAAACGCTACCGCAGTTTTATTGTCTGGTCACGGTTTTTGGGATTTAAGAGCAGATGGTAATGAGATAACAAATAACTCGACAACACCTACAGGTGATGTTTTACTATCTACAAAGAATTTTGCAAATGGTGATAATTACACGATTATTGCCGAGTTTAGATAATAATTTGTATAAATATTAGTAGAGAAATTAAGAGATAGATACTTATGAAGCTAATTACCGAAGAAATAGAACAAGCGGAATACATTGTAGAAGAAACTAATGGCAAGAAAAACTATGCCATCAAAGGTATCTTTATGCAATCTGACATTAAAAACAAGAATGGCAGA